TAATATTCTGCTCATATTAAGTAAACGCTCTATAGATACCTGCAAGCGTTGCTCCAGTTCCTAATGCTGTTTGAGCTAAAGATGGATCTGGTGTGCTAGTAATTTGTTGTGTGGATGCACCTGGGAATGCACTTACTATACCAGTAATACCTGAACCAAGAGTTTTAGCTGCTGTTATAGGTTGATTTAATCTAGCTTGAGCTAATTGTTGATCTGCTAATAATCTTTGTTGTTCTAGTGCTCTATTTTGTGAACCAAAAGATGCTAGCCCTGCAATATCTCTACCTTGAAATCCTTGTATTGCACTACCTAAACCTAATTGTGCTTGACCTAAATTAGCTTGTTGATTAGCTAAACCTAATTGTTGACCAAAAGCTTGGTTAGCTGCTTGTTGCGCTTGACCAAAAGCTTGACCTAATAATTGTGCTTGTAATGCTGCTCGGTTCCTGTCGCTTGACGCTCCATATTCTGCTCTCATAACTCCTTCACGACCTCCACCTAAAACACCTGCACCTACAGCTTGAGCTGCAATACCAGGAATTCCTTTAGCTGATTGTCTATCAAATTCTAATAATGTTGTATCAATAACATCTCTTTGATACGGAGACATAAATTGTTTGTAAGCCTGTGGGCCAACAAATTGTTGTGCTTCACCGGATAATATTCCAGCTTGTGCTTGTGCATCTTTAGCTCTATTTAAAAATTGTTCATAAGAACCAATACCTGATTGAGCAAGATCTTGAGCTTGTTTTTCTAAAGGGTCTTGACCAGCTATAAATTGTGAACCAAATGCTTTTGAAAGATCAGCACCTTTGTATTGTCCTACCGCTTTTGTTAATTGATCTATAAATGCTTTAGATGCACCTTCAATAAAAGGTGCAGGTATAGTTCTTTGTGTTGTTACGTCTATGGCCATTATACTACCTTCGATTCTAATTTTTTCATGGTGTCATACATAATTTGAGCACCTTTATTAACACTACCACCACCTGCTGCTCTTACAGCATCAGCAGTAAATACGAATTCATTGTTTGATAACATCGCAGGAATGTCATCTGCTTTTTCTTTTACACCAACTGGTGGTATAAATCCACCTGTTTCTCTAAGGTCTAATTCTTTAACACCTTTAGGATTAATATTAATTGGAAGTCCTTCAATACCTGAAGCCATTTCTACTTTGTCTCCGAAAGCATAACCTATTCTACCTCCATCAGCATACCCACCGGCTCCTGATACGTATTCAGAAGTATCTCTAACCACGTTTTCTGCTATCTGGTCTGCATTGTAACCTAAATTTTGATAATAACTTGTTAAGTAATTTTGTAATGATGGCACGTCTTGTCCAACAACTTCTTGAACTTCTTCATCTTCTCCTGATAAAGCAGCGAGACCACCACCTAATGCAGCTCCGCCAAGAAATATTTTTCCAAAGTTTTTTAATGCTGCATTATCACCTGTAGATTTAGAAAACAAACTCTTACCTATTGCACCTGGAAGATTTTTTAAATTTGCAAAACGACCTAAACCTTGACCACCTGCAAATATACCTTTGCCACCTAAAAACTTAGCACCACCTAAACCATAAGCTCCTAAAGCAAGTAAACCTAATTTACCTGCATCAGATTTAAGAATTTTTTTAGCTCCTTTAGCTAAACCTTTAACACCTTTTTTAACACCTTTAACAAGTTTACCAAGAACATATCCTTGTCTTGGAGCAACTTCCATTATTCCACCTTGGTTTCGTAATTGTCTGGGTTCTTGCATTCTTGATATTGCCATAATTTAAATATTTTTATACTATTGAGCAGGCCTAGAAATCCTGTAATGTAATACTTTATTTGATTTTTGTATCTTCGTCAAGAGGTTTGGCAAGTTTTGCAGGGCGTGTGCCTTGATATAAATCATCAAAAAATCTACCACGATATAAGAACTCTCCAACGTGAGTAATAGTGTCCATTACATATATATGAACCTTGCCTCCCATATCACGCCATTTTTGACAAAAACCAAAGTCTTCTCCAAAGTATCTTTTAGTCTTAACATCATGCCAAGTATCGAATAGATTAAAGAAATTATCTTTTTTCTCTTCTTTACCATTAATATAAGTAGGTTGATATATTTCTAATTCAGGATGATTATTAATCATATCTTGAATTACATGTCTTTTGATTAACATACATCCAGTAGGTGCATGAGTTACTTCTATAATACCTTTTTCTGCTATAATATTATGTTGATCTTCTACCTTAATTGGATAAGTAAAACCTGATCTTGACATATCTTCTGCAGAAGTAATAGCATCTTCTTTGTTATTAACTCTTCTCCATACTTTATCCCAATCCATCATCTTCATTGGATAAGGACATGCAATAACATCTAAATCAGCCTTTAACATTTTTTCAATAGTAGAAAAGCTAAAATCAATATCTGAATCTATAAATAATAAATGAGTATAATTATCTTTGTGATTTAACATTTCAGCTGCACATAGATTTCTACCTTGTGTAACCAAAGAAGATTTTAACAAAGTAAAACTAACTAATATATTTCTTTGTAAGCATTCTTGTTGAAATTTTAAAACAGCTTGTGTGTAATGCATAGTTACATCACTATGACAAGGTGTACAAACCATTATTCTGTATGGAGATCTACCACCTTTACCACCTACATTTATTTCAATCACGTTACTATCATCTTTATCTTTTTTTTCTTGGTTAAACCAAATGGGTTTATTGGGATCTGACATTAATCGCTCCTGTCAAAAATCTTGTCCAAGATGTACCTATCTTATTCCAATTATAGTAAGCATTAACATAATCAGCTTGAGTTTCTATATGTTTATGTATCATTGGTTCATGTAATATATTTGTTGAAGCATCTATTGCAGAAGCAAATTTTATAGCAAGTCTTCTATGATTATTGTCATATGGAATATACATAGGAAACTCAGCACCTGTTTCAAACAACGCACCAAGATTTGTAGTAACACAGTATAGACCACCTGCCATACATTCTAATAAAGATATACAAGAGGTTTCTTCAAAAATACTTGGGTATACATACATATTATATTTATGCATATTATCTTTAATATAACTATTTGGTTTGTAACCTATATAGTTTACATTAGGTAATTTTTGTGCTTGTTCATAAAGTTCTTTATAGTTATCATCATTTTTTTCCATAAAGTTTTTACCATATACTTCAGTTGATGAATAAACATCTAAAGTAATTAATGGGTTTTTAACTAATTGCATAGCACCAAGTAAAACAGATAATCCTCTCCAAGGTGTGTTTTGATGAATTATTCTGATAGGGTCACCTTGTTTATAAGGTTTTGCTTTTTGTATTTTGTCTATACCATTTTTAATTACCAAACATTTTTCTAATGGTAAATCAAATAACATTCTAAATTTTTCAAAAGTCCAATGAGAGTTAAATACATACCAATCATATTTGTGATGATTAGATTTATCTTGAAACCAAGAAGTTAAGTTAGGTTGATCGTATGAATTTTTTTGCCAAAGTATATTTATTTTTGTTGGATGTAGTGGAATTTTTTCAGGTACAGAAGTTGTAATCTGTACTTGATCTAATAATTTTTTATCGACATATTTTTCTAAATAGTCAAATTGTAATTCTGTTCCGCCTTTAGGGTTTTGATTTCTTATTTTCATTGTTCATTACTTTCTGGAATACATCCAAACCTTTCGGTGATACCTGCACTGTAACATCTGTTACAATATCAGGTCCCTCTACTTTCTCTTTAAACGTTTCACCTGTTCTTGTATTTCTATAAGTTGTTATAGTCGTACAATCTATTTTATGTATGTTATCCGTTTTCATTCTCTCTGTTTATAAGCGCATAACTTACAAAACCTGTTATTTCATTTGCTGTATCCGCTTGCATCTTTATAACATCTCCTGCTTCTAAATTCAAGGTGTTTACAATCATATTTGCAGAACTTTTATTAAGCTGCGCATGACCTATTTCTACATCACTACCTCCAGATTTTTTTAAATACAAATCAGCATCTACGTTTGACGCATCCTGGTGGCTAGCTTGTACCGTTTTTACAATGGCTACTGCCGACACAGATATGGTTAAAACTGTAGTTAAGTTAGTTGTAATTAAATCAAATACTTCGCTTTTATATTGTATTGTCATGATAAAAAATAATTAAATGTATCTTGTTCGTTTTTTAAGTCTTGTTGAAAAGAAAAATTAAGTTGTTGTTTCATTGTATTTAAAGACTCCATAATCTGTCTTTGATTATCTACATCATATTCTTCTTTTGGTTCAGGTATGTAATTAGTTATCTTAGCCATTAGTAACCTGTTCTTCCTCTGCCAGTTTTATTAGAAAAATTTTCGTTGGTGCCTGTTGATTTAAAACCACCTGATGAATCTGTAAGTCCTAATTTATCAGCGGCTGCATATACATCTGGAGCTGCTTGTCTTCCTCGACTGATAGTATCTGCTCTTGCAAAGTCTTGCAGTTCTTTAATTTTTCTTCTACTAGCTTCTGTCTGTGGTGCTTTTCTTTTTGCTATTCTTTCAATTCTTCTTCGTGCAGCATTTGCTAAACCAAATTGAGCAGGTTGGCCAAATAAACCACCCGATACAGGGTTATAGCCTTTCATAATACCTGAAGCAATCTGACCTGTAGGTGTTAAACCGTATTGACTACCATAAAAGTTTTTTATATTTGTTGCTCTAGGATCTTGTTTAGGTATGAGATTACGTAATAAACTTCCACTTAAAGATTTATTTCCAATAAATGGAACATATTGCATAAGTTTTGCAATACCTGTAGGTTCTACTAAAGATTCTACTTGTTCAACATCTTCTTCATTAGCAACACCATAAGAAGTATCAATACCTAAATCTCGTAAAGTTTCCTGTTGCATGATGCCTGTTGCTTGTTTAGGAACACCAAATGGACCTCTTTCCATATTTCCAAATTGTCTTGCTCCAACGATTGGATCTATACTAGGACCTGTATATGCAGGTTCTTCATATAATCCTTCGTATATAAAACGAGGATCGTTTTGTTGTCTATAAGCTTCTAATATATCGTATAATCCACCCATTATCTTCTTCCATCTGGTTGTGCATCTAATCTAAGTGTGCCATATCTCCATGACTCACCTACTGCTGTATTAGCTATTTGCACAGAAACTAATCTACCTCTAGCTCTGGTATCTACTTTATCAGTGTTCGTTTTAACTGTAAAGGGACCAAGTGGTGAACTAACAGCTACGTCATCTGGATAGCTACTTATAAATAAAGTTACTTGAGCATCACCTGTTTGATATTTAAAGTCAGGTATAAATCGTCTAACAGACATAAAGAATTCTCCATCACCTCTATAGTCAGCAACTCCAGTTGAAGTTCCTAGACCACTTGTTCTTGAAGTAATATCCCAATCTCCAGATCTAATAAATGCAGGGATAGCTGTAGTTGCTGTGCTATTAACCTGATCAGTTCCTACTTCATGAGCATAATAAATAGAAGCTCCAAATAAATTTGTAATACCTAGAATAGTTGGAAAAACAGGAGTAGCTGTTTTTGTATATTCTGTTGCATATGGAGCATTAAACACACCTTGATCTTGATAGGTAGTTCTAGCTAATGATGATGTTGTCCAACAATTTTCAGAATAATTATAAGTTACACATCTATCTATTTGTGTTGATCCTGCTTTTGGATAAAACCAATTTACCTCTGTGTATAAAGTATTTGGAGAAGAATAAATAAGTTCTCTAGAATCTAAATTTATACCTAAATTATCTCCATCTGTATTAAATACAAAATCTTCTACAAGTGAAGGTAATGATTTTACTGTACCATCAAATACAAAAAACCCACCTTCAGCTGACATCCACCACACAGCACCATTTACATAGGACATAGCATGTTGACCAATACATCCACAGTTAGTGCCTACTTGTCTAACAGAAAAAATAAATGGCGGACCAACAAATTGAATTACATAAGCTGCAAGATCAGTTGTTACAAAAATATAATCTTTACCTTGTATAGCTGCTCTAATTTCATTACCTGTATCTAATCTAAAAGTTCCTGCAGTATTAGTCGCTGTTGGTGCATAAGTATTTAAATCTTCTTGGTTTGAAAATCTTACAAACATAGGATCTTGTGTTAGAGAATTTCCAAGTGTAGTTTCTGTACCGAAATGAAATAAGTGCCTGTCTCTATCCGATACTAAAGTTATTCTAGTTTTTGTAGGGTTATTAGTTGTGTTAAAATTAGTTGTTGTTAAAGATGCTCTAATTGTTCTAGCGTTTGATGCCCCTGCATTCCAAGTAAAAGTTTTACCGTTTTTAATTGTTGCAACTAACACTTCACCAAAATTATCAAGACTCCAACTCCCTGGATCTAGTATTACATTACTAACTGATCTTTCAGTGCCCCATGCTTCTTCACCCCATAAATAAGTTCCCCAACCATAACCAGCAGTTTGAAAAGTAGGACCTATTTCAACATAGGGATTAACTGTTGCTGCTCCTACTGCGGTCATACCTGATCCTGTTTCAGTAGTAGATGCTTGTACTACAATTTTATCTACATCAGGAACTGATAATATTTCATAAGCTTGTTCTAATTGTGCTGGTGTAAAATCAGATGCAGCAGTTACTGTCACTGAAGATAAAGTTATATATCTACCTTTAGCTAAACCATGAGAACCTTTATTAATAGTTACTAAACTAGAACCAGTCGTTGTTGTTAAAGTACATCCTGTAATGGCTGTATCTAAGGGAGTAATATCAAAAAAATCATTACCGTAGTATATAAACAGACCTTGCGAAGTTCCAATTGAGGTATATTTTTCTCCTGCAAAAGAAGTAAAAGCATGTTGTTTTCTAGCAACTCCCGGTAAAGTTAAGCTGTCAGTTGTAAGTTGATTCCAGCCACCTATTTTTTCAGGTAATCCATATCTAAATCTTACAAAATCACCGTCCGTCCATTGCCCTTCAGCACCAGATTCTGTGTCTTGTTTGTTAAAACCAGGCTTGAAATTTAATTTTTGTAACATATAGTACGTTATATATTAATTATGAATACAATGAAAGCTTGATAATTTTACATAATTTTCTTTGTGTTTCAATATAAATATGAAAAATAAAGAGTTTTAGAAAGATATATGATTATAATAGATCCAATTAAAGACGAAGAAAATTTTACTTATAGTACCACAGTAACTTATCCTAAAACCACTCAAATATCTCATGGTGTTTATGATAACAAAGTAGATATGATGAATATGACTACTATGATTAAAACAAATATCGTAGAAAGAAATACTACAAATGTAAAAGGAGGAAAGACTGATTGGAATTATTTTAATGACAAACCAGAGTTTCAAAGATTTTTAAATTACATAATAAAAAAACATCAAAATACAAATCCTTTATTTAATAAAGAGAAATGGTACGCCAATAAACCTCAAATAGAAGCATGGGGAAATGAATTAGTAAAAGGTGAACATGTACAATTACATCAACATTTTAGTTACCATATTATTTTATATCTAACAGAAGGAAGTCCTTTAATTGTTCCAGAACTTAAAATAACTATTAAACCTCAAGTAGGTTCTTATTATATATTTGAACCATACATTTTACATGGAGTACCAAAAGTAACAGATGATACTAATAGATATAATTTAGTTGCAAATATAAAAGAAATACCAGACTGGGAAACTCATTCAAAAATTAATGAGGCAATAACAACCAAGAAGTCATAATATATTTTTCACCTTTTAAGGGTGGATTACCTCTATGTAAAAAAGGAAAAGCAGCAGGAAAAATAACTATCCTACCTTTGACTGGTTTTGTTCTAATAGATTGATGAAGAAATTCTGTTTCTCCACCTTCTTCAACATCGTTTAAATAAATGGTAAACACTAAAGCCCTATATGCATTGTCTTTAACGTGACCATGTTCTAAATGCCATAAATGATACCCTTGAGTAGGTAAAGTTCTTTGAATTTTAAGATTGGTATATTTAAAACTATTTATTCCATACGCCGATAAAACACCAGTTGAATCTTGATAGTGTCTTAATGCTATATCAAAATTAAGTAATAAAGATTTAAAATCATCTAACCAAGCAGTGACATCTTCATTAAGTGTAATTGCTTTATCATTTTTAATAGTTGTATTAGCATTTTCAGACTGTAGTCTATCATATGCTTTATTTAAAGCTTCTTGTTTTTTAAAAAACTCAATTGCTTTGTCACACTCTGAATCTAAAATATACCCATCGTATATTCCAATATAATCTT